GACCCTCTGCTCGATTCTGTTCGTCCAGCCCGCGATTGTGTAACTTACGAACCCGGTGTTCTGGGTCTCGATACCGGTACCCCACGAGGTTGACTTCTCCACGTCACCCACAAGGTGAGGCGGGATGCCGAACATACGGGCGATCTCGTTGGTCTGCCATCTTCGTGACTCAAGGAACTGCATGGAATCAGGCTCGATAGTCAACGGCTGGAACTCAGTAGCAGCGTCCATAACGGCTACCTCGCCCGCGTTAGCGGTACCGCCCATGCGCTGAATCCACCGGGACCGGATAGCGTCAGCCTGTACCTGGTTCGCCAGTGGCGCCCTGACCTTGATGATACCGCTGAGGATAGATCCCTTGGAGAAGAACCTGGCAGCCAGCTTGTCACCCGCCATAGCCGTGCCGAATGTTCTGGCAGCTAGCTGAATGGGGCTCAGGCCCTTTACGCCATCATAACCCAGACCAGGAATGTGCATGATCTCGAAGTCCGTGAGAATGATCGGCTGAGCGGACTGCAACTGAAGTGTCTCGGGGTCCGTTCGCTTGATCTCGAAGATCTTGTTACCGGCTGCGTCCCGCTTAACGTTCACACGTTCCGGGTGGATCGGCTGAAGGTCCACGATCATGTCCGTCTCCGGGTTCCGGAGCTTGCGGACGAATGCGTTCCCCCACAGGCAGAGGTGGGAAATGACCAGCTCCCAGAGTTCGTACTGGGTGTAGACCATATCGTTGTTGCTGCGGTCCAGGATGGACGGGAAGACTTCTACCTTGCCCGGGTCACGGTAGGTACGGAGCGGGCATCCGGCGATAATGGTGCTCAGCAGTCCTACACAGCGGTACACCGTAGGGAGCATGACCGAGTTACCGGGAGTAACAGCCTCACCTGCATCGGTGGACGACATTCCCATGAACACGTCATCGAGGCCGACAGAACTTAGCGGAACGGCAGGGTTCTCAAACGGGTTGCTCGTGCCACCGAACCCGCTGGAACGACGCTCCACGCGGGAGCCCGCATTGAAGAGCGTCATCGATTACTGCCTTTCTGCCACCACAATGGCTCCAATACCTCCGACGATAAGGGCTATAGGTGCGGAGAAAAACAGGGCAAGACCTACCAGAGCCATCCCAGCGCCCGCAGTCTGAAGCAGCGTCATCCGTGCGCTCTTGTGGCCGGTCCAGGTAAGGATAGCCCTCGCACGGAGTACGGTCAGCTTCTCGCGCCAGGTGAGCGATTCCTCGCTAGTCTCCAGCGGAACGGGACGTGTATCAGAAGACATGCTGCCTCATTCATCAATAGACAAAACCGATCGAACTTACCGGGGTTGAATGCTCGTCCCCTTCTTCGTCTTTCCATGTGTAGACGGGTTCATCAAAAATCTCCTGCTGTAGCCAGTAGCCTGCCCGGTCCACCGCCATAACACTGCACACCGCCAGGTCGATCTTCCGGGGTGACTCTCTCGCGTCCTTCATCAGGCGAGCACCACGGGTGTCAGTCTTGAGCTGAGCGTTTTCCAGGTGCCGGGCCAGACGCGGGTCTCCGTCATGAGAGAGCTTCTGGTTCGTGACCATCTCGTAAAAGCGCTGGGTGGCAGGACCCATACGGCCGAGCGTCTGCGGAAACACAACAACCGGAAGTCCCTCGTCCTCAAGGTCTTCCGCTGCGTCAAGCCACAGGTACTCGTCCCAGGCGATCTCACGTACCCGGTAGTCACGGCAGGCCTGGCGGATAGCGTCCTTAACGGTGCCGCGAGGCACCTTCCACTGCTTAACGCCGTCAGGCTTCTCCCAGAGCCCGAGTACCTTGATCTTCGGCTCGGCCTCAACGGTGACCGCTACAAGACCAGTGCAGTCCCCGGACTTAGAACCGTCAAACCCAAGTACAACACCCTTCCGGGGCTGTACGAACGGACGATCAGAATCACGGCAGCTCTCCCAGGTTCCAGCCGGTAGCCACGCTTTCGCCTGCGATACCCACTGGTTAAGTCTCTTTGTCCGGAACTGGTTTTCCTCGACCTTGCGGACCACGGAGGAGAAGTCCTCAGGATCGATCAGATCACCGTAGCCGGGATTGGCTGCTTCCCATACGGCCGGGTCCTTGTGGTCGGCCCCCTTAGGAGCCCCGTACCAGCACATGAAGAACGAGTCGTCCTCGATCTCGCCCTTAACAATCTTCTCGCCGTACTGGTAGCGCCGGTAGCAGATCGAGTCCCCGCCCGTCTGGTCGCTCTTGACGCCAGCGGTGGTAATGATGATCAGGAGCGGGTCTTTCCTGGCACCGAACGCCTGGACCATAACGTTGTAAAGCTCGTCGGTCGGCGCTGCGTGCAATTCGTCGTAAACCACTACGGAAGGGTTAAGGCCTTCCTTGGTGAACGCTTCGGAAGACAGAACCTTGTAGATCGATCCCTGGTCCGTGTACTCAAGCGCGTCACGGTAAACCCGGATCATGCCGCTCAGGTCTTCGTCCAGCTCCACCATTCGCTTAGCAACGTTGAAGACGATCCTGGCCTGGTCCTTGTCAGCAGCACAGGAGTAAACTTCTGCGCCTTCAGTGCTGGCGATAAGACCATAGAGCCCGAACGACGATCCGAGGGCGCTCTTCCCGTTCTTACGCGGGAGGCCGATCAGTGCCTCACGATGGCGGAGCCTGCCGTCAGGCCGTCTGGCGAACGTGTAGGACGAGATATCTACTTGCCACGGGCGCATACGGAGCAGAGTCCCGGCAGAGCCTCCCCAGGATTCCTTCGTAACCCGGCAGTAGGATTCGATGAATTCATCGACTTCCCCGCCTTCGCCTCGGAGCAGATCTTCACCGGGGACTGGTGTTATCAGCAATGGAACAGCGGACAACCCTAGATCCCCTCCATTATAGCATACGGTAATTGTTTACGGACGAAATCATTCAATTTTGGCCATTGGCCCGGAGTCGTCATCATCTATCCCGGCCTTTCTGCGAGCCCTTGACAGCTCCATGTTCAGACGGGCGATTTCCTGGTACTGCTCTCGTTCGTGACGACGACGGCTGGTGACCTCTTCCTCAAGGTCGTCAATAGTCCGCTCGTAAACCCTGCTGGCCCTTTCGATGGCAGCCTCGTCTACCGTGTGAAAGCCAGGAGGAGCTTCCTGTGATCTCTGGATGTTAACGGCCCTGGTAGATGCGACCCAGATTACTATCGTGATAGCGAGACCGATGACACCGACGATAAGTGCTATTAGAGTGCCAGCGTCCATTTATCTATCCTCTATCTTGAACCTTCTCTGCTCGGGCCAGAAGGAAACTACTGAAGTTAGTCCGCAGAATGCCAGGAAAATAGCTCCGCTGATCCAGCCAAACGGAGCCAGAACCGGGTTAACCGCCCAGCTCAGAATCATTGTAATGCCCCACAGGAACTTGATCAGCACCGCTGTCGAGAAAGCCAGTCTGTCAAGTGTAAGAAATGCCTCAATCAGGCATATAACACCTACCACCAGCCAGGACACACCCCACGCTACCGGGGATACGAACAGGTCAAGGTGGGATACCACCAGGTTGGTCTCTGACAGCAGTGACCAGCCATACACGAAATCCAGTATCGCCAGGAACAGCAGATAACTGCCTCTCCGCCCGACACGAACCACAATGCTGCGTAGCCATCTGGTTATCACTTTTTACGCCTTTCCGTTTCCGCTGCGCTTGTCCTTGATCTTTTCCTGCAATCCCTGCAATCCCGACTGTACCTTCAGTTCCGCCAGACCAAGACGGGCACGGTCGGTTGGGCTGAACCCGAGCACTGACAAGCACTTGCGGATTACGTTCTCCGCATCCCTGATCTCACGCAGCAAAGGGTTGGCTGTCATCTGCCCCGCGTACCCTTTAACGATCAGGCCAGTGTTTTCTATCTCCTCGCGGAACGCAGCGATATCATCGTAAGCGTGAGAGATCTGCTCGACCCAGTGATAGTCCTCAGCGGGGTGCAGCCATGCCCGGCCTGCTATCCAGATCTTTTCCCACTCGGTCGTGCCCCGTTCCTTCAGGCTTGCCGGTGGCGCTGGCGGTGGTACTACCTGGACTCGCCGGTTCTGACTGGGCACTGCCAGTTCCTTGGTGGGTCGGTGCCCGCCAGGGCGCAGTCCGTCACCGCGCATAGAGTCCCGCTGGCGTTCGAGGGGAACGGGTGGTCTTCCTGCTGGCATTAGTGATACACCTCCGGAGTATCATCGTGCCAGTACGTAGTTGCTGGCACCTTTAACCTCCGTAGGCGACAGCCTGCCCGGCAGCGATCATTGTTTCCCCGAAATCACTTCCGTCAGGAAGGGTGAGGGCTCCGTCGAACCTGCCGCCGTATTTGTCCCAGCCGTAGCTGAGCACGGTCACGTAGGTTCCGGGCGGGCACAGGTTGAGTGCATAGTCACGAGCGGTCTTACCGGCTGCTGTATTCAGCTCGGGAGCGTTGATACCGTAGATACGGCAGGAGATAACTGGCTTTCCTTTCAGGTCATACCCGTTGAGAAGGATACCGAACCCAAGATCTACGTCGAGATGGCAAGTGTCTCCGTCTCTCCAGTCTTTTACCAGCGCTGGGTATGGCCCGAACATTTCTTGCGCCATTATGCCCTCTCAATGATAGAAACTGGATCCGAATCTGGCCCGAAGTTGAACCATTCAGAGTCACTGCGCATACGCTCCCGGTCGAAGTGATCGTGCAGCCAGGTCTCGTACTGGAAAGAGTCTGGCCGGTACACCATTGCCTTGACTTCCAGCCTCCACGGGTTTCCCGTCTGAAGGGTTTTCAGCCTTTTCTTGATATTGTTTGTTACACCGATCTTCACGATACCGTGAAACTGCGGATCCTCGAAGCCTATCACGTAGAGGCACAGGCTGGATTCAGCTACGGCTGGAGCGCGCCGAGATGCCGTTCGGGTAGATGCCGTCCGTCCCGAAAGCAAGTCCCGTATCAGTCCCATTGCCGCCTCCGCCTCTAACGCCGTTTTCATCAATTATAGTGGCCTGGATCACCGACTGACTCTCCATGGCCTTGGCCTCAGCCTTTGCCAGGAACCTCGGGTTACGGATCCGGATCCTGTTGATCCAGATCATGCCCCCGATAGCGCCCATAAATCCGGTCGTGAAACTGATGGCCGACACAGCAAGAAGCGCGGCGACCGCACTCTGGATTGTTACGGCAAGAATAATGGCCAGCGTCAGCAGAAGTATCACCATCACGATGGCTGCGGTGACACTCGTTCTGAGAAGCAGATTATAGACCTTCATACCATCTCCTGATGTCAGAGGACCGGTAGAGGTGAGGCGCCTTTGGGCTTGTTCCTCTTCGGCCAACCGACGGCGGGAAGTTCCCGATGTTCTCATGAGCTGTCCGGTCCCTGGCCTTGCGGATTGCGGCCAGTGTTTTGCCTGGGCACAGGGCCAGAGCCTCGGACAACGTTACCGTCTCATCAATTGCCACGGCATTTGCGTCTTGATCGATAATCTCCCCGGTGATCACTGGTATCGCAGGTACATGATCCTTTGCGTCCAGCGCATCTTCAGGATAGATTGGGAATGGTGTTACTTCCCCGTTGGTGGCCAGCTCCCTGGCCTCTGAACCACTGAGGAAAGCTACCTGGCATTCCTGGATTTTTGATGTCACGATCTGCACGCGACCTGGCCTCATTGACCGTGGTGGCATATCGTGCTCCGGTACGAGCATTCGCCATGCGTTTCTGGTATAGCGCCCCAGAACACGGATACCCATGTTCTCGCGTGCGGCGCCCGAGCCTGCGGCGAGGGCGGTCATCATCTGCGCTACCGCGAACATGTTGATCCGGACCTGACGGCCCATGAACAGAGCTTCCTCAAGGGCCTCGATAGCCGGTGACTTCTTCGGCTGATTCTTTGTCCTTGTCTCTGACCACAGACGGCGGAGCCGTGCCATCCCCTCGTTCATCTCCTCGGCAATAACCAGAAGCCGTGGACCCACGTTAGCGTGGACTTCCCCTTCGAGGTCCACTCCAACATCGGCTACCTTGGTGCGCCTGTTGATCTCGTAGTCGAGCCAGATCAGGGCATCATGAATTTCCTCGATTGACCGGGCATACCGGACATTGGGAAGATCCCTGGCCCAGGTATGGGACAGCCGCTTAATGTCCAGTATAAGGACAATGCCGCCGTTGTGGAGAATCTGCGCAGCAGCAAGACGGGCAAGCTGCGACTTACCGCCGCCTGCGGCGATGGATAGGCCAAAGTGAGGTGAGTCCTCGGCCACGCTGACACTAATGGTTTCGTTACCACGGCCAAGGCCCATAACAACACTATCCTGAGTGCTTGCCTCAATGTCCGGGAGCACGTCGCGCAGCACAACCTTATCCGGTGGCGGGGTCGCAGATTTCATCTCCGCGTAGGAGTTGTCTCCCTGAACATTCCATGTCAAAACGGGATCACCCTGCATTCCTGCTACATCCCGGATAATGGCCGTGAGCCTGTTTTTCTGGCCCTCCGTGGGATGGAAGTTTTTCGGTAGGTCAAGACGGATATTAGAACGATCTTGTGCTACCCTGATCCATCGTCCTGGCTTGGCTGCCAGGGGAATCCCGATCTCCGGGGCCAGTGCGCTGTGAAGCGGACGAAGAATGGTCTTGTCGTTGCCCCTGTTCATCCACAGTCTTCTGAAACTCCAGATCCCCTCACCAATAAGGATCAGGGCGAACACTGCGACAATAGTGTCGAGACGAGTCTGGTGGATCAGGTGGAAATGACTGGTAAACCAGGACTGGTGCGCGACCCATGCCATTGTTCCCAGCGGGATCAGCATTGTCCAGCCAGTACGCTGAAGGGCCTTGTGCATGCGGGCTACAGGCTGGTAATGCTTGGAGTGCGGGTCGTACTTATCGTCATTGCGCCTATCGTCACCTTCGAGGCCATGACGCTGACGGCCTGAGAACCAGCGGTAGACAACGGGCAGGAAGCCGTAGCGCTTTACGTGTGCCCGGAATGCCTGGTGAATCCCGATCACGGCCACCCCGATGATTGTCATCAAGATCAATATAGCGGGCAGCATTTATCTCACCTTCTGCCCGTAGGGAAGTCGGGTCTGCTAAACACGTTTTCGTGCATGATTTTCTTGCCCCTTTGCCTCGGTTCGTTAGCCTTGCTAATTGTTAGCGCGGCTCACGGGAAATCGTTAGCAACGCTCACTAAATAAGCTTTGCAAAAACTTTACCTTCTCTCGCTCGCTGACGCTCGCTCGCCTGATACACTCAAGTCATGACGCACACCGGGAAACGAGCCAAGATCACTATCGAACCGCGCCACGGGCATCTCACTACCCGTGTGCGCTACCGCGCCCTTGACCTGGACGGCTTGACCGCCATGATCCTTACCGTCATTATACTGACGGCGCGCTTTTCCTGGCGATTTCTGGTCATAGCGGACAAAGTGACCGCCTGGGCCTGCTGGCGAGTCATCATGGCGGCGCGTATCGTGGGACCTGTGATCGCGCGGGTTACCGTGATCATGGTCTGCGGACTGGTACATCGCAGCCGTGGCATGATCCGCGCGCTACGCGCGTTCTACCCGCTGTAACCATGATCAACTATGAACTTCAGCCAATCGGAAGGGGTGACGTGACGGTAGTCCCCAGGTAGCGGCGCAGGCCTGCCACACCGGTCATACCCGTATGCGGCCAGTGAGCTGCACACGATGTGACCGGGCAGTACCCCGTTCACCTTCTCATGCCAGATATCCTTCAGCCCGAATTTACGGGTAAATACCTGCCCGCCATCCTCAGCGATGGCGGCCCAATCATAAGGGGTGCCTAGCATCGCTTCCATTAGAACGGCAATAGACATGCGCGATTCATCGGTTAGGGGCTGGCCAACGTTGGCCACCGTGAGAGGGTTGCTCGTGTATTTGGCGCAGTCTACCCAGCCAACACCGCCTGGCCGTCCCTCTATGCCCCACATGATCCCGTGCGGCCCTACGTGGTGCACTATGGCTACATGCTGGGCGGCGGGCTCACCGTCGATTACCGCGCCGATCTCGATAGCCTGGTCGGTAAAGGATGCGCCTCCGCTAACCACCAATACGGTGGCCGGGCGGAGTTTTGCCACGTCAAGCATTGTTTTCCTCCCAATATATTCCTACGGATTCGGTAGGATAGTGCATAATTATGCGGGATTTTTCAAGATCACTAAAAATACGCCCGATTTAGGCGGGATTTGCAAACGACTGCGAAGCACGGGTCCTAAAGGCCATTCTTTGGCAAGTTTT